GGAGGCCCGTGCCTGAGGTGGCAATAGGAAAGGACGGGGTGCCGATTAATGTCGGGAGGCCCGTGCCTGAGGTGGCAATAGGAAAGGACGGGGTGCCGATTAATGTCGGTACGCAGGCCCGACTTGAAAAATCCCGCACACGCCTGAATCCGGCTGACGAAATCGGCTGCGATAGCGTGTTTCAGATATGCCGCCGCCGTTGGGGGCTGACCCCGATTTGGCAGGAGCCGGACGACCTTCTAGAAGCGTTCAGCAGGTACCGAGATTGGATAGACGCGCACCCTATAATAGTTCACGACGTGGTTAAGTCCGGTAACATGGCGGGAACCTTACTAGATATCCCGAGAAAGCGCCTTATGTCAGAATCGGACTTTTGCGCGTTCCTTGGAGCGGCACCTAACTACTTGGCGGAACGTAGACGGATATATGAAGCCAATTACGAAGAGTTCGGCCTAGAGGCTTCCAAGGGCTTCGCTGAAGCTATCGACAATATCCGTATGATGATATTCCAAGATATGGACGCGGGCGCCGCCTCGCAGGCGTTCGACCCTACGTACATCCGCTCTTTGCGCGGGCTGAAAATGGCACTTGACTACACATCCGGTGGCAAGGAGATTAAAGGAGGCCTCACAATACAGGTTTCAGACCCTAGGACGGCATCTAGAGTCCAAAAGCTAAAGGACTTCAAGAAAGAGCACAAAACGTCAGAAAACGAAGGAAAATAGCATTATATGAAGTGTACATATGTATTCGATAAAATGATTGGCCCGGTTACCGACCCGTACATTAGAGGGATAGCGAGTAAGGGCGGTACGCGTTCTTCCAAGACGTGGAGCGTGTTACAGCTACTTTACCTAATCGCCCGGGAAAGTACCGAGCCGCTAATGATTAGTTGCGTAACGGACACTTTACCCGCTGTCCGCCGCGGTATGTTGCGTGACTTCACTAATATGCTGATAGACGAGGGAGTATGGGAGGACAGCGCGTTCAACAAGTCCGAGATGATATACACCGTAAAGGAAGGCGTATATATCGAATTCTTCGGGTGCGACAGTGCCGCCAAGGTACACGGCCCGGCGCGCGACATTCTTTTCATCAACGAGGCGCAACGGGTGCCGAGGGAAATATTTAGGCAATTGGATGTGCGTACCCGGCTAAAGGTAATAATTGACTTTAACCCGGTGCGTAGGTTTTGGGGCGAGACTGATTTTGTAGGGGACAAGTACGTAACTATCCACAGCACGTACAAAGATAATCCGTTCCTAACCGAGCAGCAAGTACAGGCAATCGAGAAGAACGCCAACGACCCAAATTGGTGGCGCGTATATGGTGAAGGACAGACGGGCGGGCTGGAAGGCCTCATATATCCCGAAATTGACATTATCGAGGAGTTGCCGAAGGAACTACAAGGCGAGGACACAAAACGCTGTGTAGGGCTTGATTTTGGCTTTCAGCAGGACCCGACCGCAATAGTCGATATCTACATGCGTGGTTGGGATTTGTACATAGATGAAATTTGTTACCGTACCGGGATGCTGAACCGCACAATAGCCGAGACGTTGAAGGAACACGGGCTGCATAACATCTACACCGTATGCGACAATGCCGAGCAGAAGAGTATCGTGGAGATTCGGCAGCACGGCTGTAAGACTATACCATGCGTTAAGGGCAAAGGCTCCGTAAAGGCAGGCATTCAGCAGGTGAAGCAATTCCGGATACACGTAACGAAGCGGAGCGATAACGTACTGGACGAGGCGGATAACTATTCATATGTCAAGGACAACATGACGGACCTGTACACCAACGAGCCGATAGATGCGTATAACCATGCATGGGACGCTATCCGTTACGGCGTCGATTTCCTTATCCGCAAATATCGACCTAAAGCAGCCGCACAATGATAGAGTTATACGAGCGTGTGCAGGTTACCGAGGACGGAAGGACGGGAACCGTATTGGAATCGGATGCATTGGGCGTTGTAGTCCAATACGACGGAACGGATGAACAAGAGTGGCTATTTTATGAACAAGTTGAACAATTAGAATTTGACGAATATGAGTAAAAAAGGATTTTACGGCCTTGAATGGCTGATACTGCAAGAGCGGACCAACTGGAAAGGAAAGGTTAAAAATGTCTTTCGGCGCGTGTACTATTCACTTTGTCGGTATAATAACCGCAAACAGTTAGAATATATTTGTAACTTGCACCCGTGTTATGAGGGGTGCTTAACTTCCGACCAAAGTAAGTTATTGGAAAAATTGTCGGAGTACGTCAAGGCCTCCCCGTTCATAACCAAAAAGCTAAAGACCGTGTACGTCATTCCGAGCATTGAGAAAGTCACGCTATGGCAGCTAATCGAGACGAGACGAGCCGAGACGGCAACGGAGAAGGTTACGAAGTGGTGCACGCTCGATGAGCACCAACCCGCCGAGTATTCGCCGGATAACATCTATCACTTGCTAACCGCGATGAAGTACATACGGGAGCAGATTAAGGCGGCCGACGATTTGGAACGAACGCTATTCCCACAGGGCGCAGGAGGGCCGGAAGCGGAGCCGGATACACTAAGGGAGGCAAAGAACATATTGACACTGGTACAGGCTACGGCGGAGTTGTTCAACTGCTCGTTCGAGGAGGCGAAACGGATAAATTACCTAGACGCTATATTGGCACTGTCCAAGAGGCACGAGGAAGTAGAAAAGGAAAAAGCGGAAATGAAGAAACATTTTAACAAATAACTTATGATTAAAAAGTATGAGATAATCACAGTAGAAGGCCGCAAGCGCGTAAAGGCGCTACGGTCTTTCAGCGTACAGGGCCGTTACGTTAACGTGGGCGATGTAGGCGGTATAGTCTATGACGAGAACACATTGTCACAGGAGGGCAACGCGTGGATATTTAGCGGCAATCTGAATTATCCGTCTATCCGTGTGGGAGGCGATAGCATTGTAGACACGAACGGATACGAAGGTGCAGTAACTGACCCTAGACCATTCGTTAACATTACAGGTACTTCGGCCCTTATCGGCGCACACGAGTTCGTTACGGGAAAGGTATCCGCCGCAAAGGTGCTCGCAGTAGGTGACGTAGAGCAAGGAAACGTAACCGCTACTGTCGGTTCCAAGTATAATGAATCCAAAGTACCGGACGCAAATACAATACGGCTGAAGTCCCTTATCTATATGGGGGGCGTTTCTGTCGATGTTACATTAGCGGGAGAAGGGTACGAAATGCGTGTACTACGGTATAATGCGGAAAAGAAAATGGTGTCCGAGTCGGGCTACGGAAACCGCACTAGCACGGAAGGAGCGTATTACATAGGAATAAATATCCGTAAGACCCCCGCAGCCGCAACAGTTCCGGCAGATATCACAGCCGCAAATGTTACCATACCGTCAATAGCCCTTGAAAGTACAATCAACATCAAGGATAGTCGGATAGAGTTCAATTACACTAGCGCAATGACGGTTGCAACTAAGGTTAACCTGGCAAACACGACTCTGATAGACGTGTATAAATCCGTAATTGACGGAAGTAACATATCTATCAGTAAGACGGGTAACGGAGCATTTGCAGCTAACATACTTGCAGATGTGATTAAGTGTAACGTAGAATGGCAGTTGGTTTCTGCTAATAGCCTGCTTATTGGTAATTTTTACAACATTGGAAGGCTAGTAAATGACGGTTCATACTCATTTTCCGCGTCTTATGTAACTAAAAACAAAATCAAGGCCCGAGATTGTTATACATTCACCCAATCGGAGCAGGTCATACCTAAGGACACAATTAGCGCCCTATCTACTGACTTTCCATTTAAGTTCATCCGTTGTAACGTTGAACACGGATTGTTCTATCACAACCCGGTTAACCGCAATGTGTACACGGATATCGACTTTTCGAAAGCTAGCGCCGATTTGGGTAAAGCTCTCACATTCGGTACTCTATGTAGTTCGGAGGTTGAAGGAATGTACCGCGTGTATCACGTAGCTAGCAAAAAATTCGGCGCACTAGTGGAAAGCTACGACAGTATTAAAGATGCCAACTTTTCAGATTTGGCGACTATGGTCGCTACCACGATTTACAAGGATGCAAAACTAACCGGGCTATTTAACATCTCGGGTACAAACGTATTCGGTGGCACAGGGAAGCACGGAGGCGGTAAAGGCTGCGAGATAACCAACACGAAAGAAACGGAAATGGTTATATCGGGCAATGTCCGTGTAGAGGGTAACGCCAAGATTAAAGATACTAGAATCACCGGAACGGGCTACTTTGGCGGGAACTCCGTTACGGAGAATGCCTACATATTCGGCTCCGCATACGTGACGGATAACGGCGTTTTCTCCCCCGCCTCGGAAGAAGGAAAGTTCGATTCTGATATACACATAGAGGACAACGCTAAATTTTTGGCTGCGTCTCGGGCGGGGAATACCGTTGTATATATGTGCGGAGACTCCGAGTTTTCCGGCACCATTGCATTTAATACCATTTCCTTGGCAATGTACGGAAAGTCTAGAATAGCTGGGAAGGTATCCGGAAGAGGCGTATTAATACTAGAGGATAATGCGGATACGTCCGACAAGAATGTAGAGGTGTACGGCTGTATTCGCCTTGTCGGAAATTACCGTCAAACCAAAGAAAAGATATGGACGGGTAGGCGGACAATCAGCAGCGAGAACGAACCCACATACGATAACAACGTAAAAACTAAGTATGACTTTTAAAGGAATATTAGACGACGTATCAACATGGGCGGGCCGACACGGCCTACCCGTGTTTTTCGGAGATGAGTACACCCGCAATGTTCTAGCGAACCAAATTACGGGTGACTTCGTTTTCGTGGATGTACCCGGAGGGATACAGACATACTCCGATTTGGCACCCGAACCGCTCGGGGTATCGGTACTTATCCAAGTGCTAGGGACGTCACACTACCTACGTGACGATACGGCGGAAATAGAGGTCCTAGACAGGACTTTCGCCGTTATTACTGACATTGCCAAGCAGGCAGGATGTAATTACATTAGCGGGGCTGCAAATGTCGTCAAACGGCAGAATATTTACGATAGTCCTAAATCGGGGTGGGAAATAACTATTAATATATCCGAGTAATGGCAAAGAATCCGATAACACAGATTGAAGTGCTGCTAACCAAGCTACGCGACGATATCGAACAGTCGTACATACAGAAGGGGCTGATAGCTTCCGGTAACTTCGGGCGCGAACTGAAACTGACTGTTAGCGGCAACAACGCGAAGATAACCGCACCGCGCTATGTCGGGGCAATGGAGGGAGGACGCGCAGCCGGAAGGCGCCCACCGTTATCAGTCATTAAGCGTTGGATAGAGGACAAGAACCGTAGAGGGGCCAACATACCGATAGAAGCCGCCTATCCTATCGCAAAGATGATAGGCGAGGAGGGAATAAAGGTTCCCAACGACCATAACCCGGGCGGCGTGGTGTCGGATGTACTTAACCCGGCTAGAGTATTGTCATTGCAGAATGACATTATAACGATAATACGATATGCGATTATTGACACATTAAATATTGAATAATGAATGTATATTTACCTATAATCAACAAGACGCTGGTAAGCAACGTTGCGAGAGAAGAAACCAACTTCTGTAAAGAGCCTATCCCGGTATGGCCTACAAGGTCGTACACGATTACCATTACACCGGAAAATTCCGCAAAGGACGTGGAAATATCTATTATGCAAGGCGGCGTTAAAAAGTTCCTAAAGAATATCCCGTATTCACCGAAGATTGAGTTTGATTTGTCAATAGTGGGCACAATAATAAACCCGTTGACGCGCGACCAATCATTGCCAAATGGGGGTGGAATCGATTTAGGGCTATTAACTATAACGCACAATAGCAAATATTGTCTAGCTATATTGTTTAACGCGGATGTTTCCGTGCATATGATACCCGCGCTAGGAGGCCGTAATTTCAAGTTCCCTATAAAACCGAGGGTACCCGGACAACTATACGACATTATTATGCCGTCTTTGTCGTGGAAAGATAACGCGCTGGCTGACTACGATATCACATGTGAACCCGTGGACGACTACCACGGCCCGCACGTGTTCCCAACGAAGTATTACCTAGGGGAAACGATAGATATCCGGTATATCAAGAAACTAACTGTTAAGAATCCGAGTACTAGTGATACCGTAGCCGTGGCGGAATATGAAAATAAGTTGCCGGAAGTTGTGGAAAATGACGACCAAATGATATGCGCCGCGCGCCTACGTTGGAATATGCGTAACGGGCAATGGTTTTGGTACGCGTTCAAAGACTACTTTTGGAACGAGGGATTCACATATATGCGTGGTTTGGGCGGCGTGTCCGAGCAGGGCATTCTGACTATCAACGTAGCATATGCAAAGGAATTTTATCCGGCGTTCCAAGAGTTGTTAGTTTCTTCTAACATCGAATTGACGTTGCCGAAACAGTTTCCCACAGTAGCCGAGGAGCAACGGTACAAAATGGAGATTACAAGTGACACGGGCGCACGGTGGAGCGGTTCGGAGCGTGTGTACCGCCAACGGATTACATTGCGTACTACCGGCTTTATGGACAATTATATACCGCCCGTTAAACCGGACGCACCCGCAATTATCCCCGTAGCATTTACCGTTACTCCGTATGAGACGGCGTACCCGTACTATGCCGATTTAAACGCCATAACTAACGTTACTAGTAATGTCAAGTGGGACTTAGTGCCGCAGGTTGATTGGCTGATACCTGTATCGCCCAGAGGCGGAAAAGGAGGGAATATAGGATTCACGCCTGTATCAACTAGACGTTTGGTGAATCCTAGCACAACTCCCCGAACGGGATATATGCATTTCATTAAGGCGGGAACAAACGAGCAGATAGGCGGTATAAAGATAACTCAGAACGGGGCGCCCGCGGTGAATACCTCACTAAAGTTTTTGCCTATATCATCCAGGGGAGAATCAAAGTCATTTACGGTGAGTTGCGCAACCGCCGGATTGGGGAAATTAAAGGCTACTAATATGTCCGGCGCTAGTGGTGCATGGGTTAATCTAGACGCTAGCCAATTGGAACAGAACGGAGGAGATGTATATGTGAACCCGGCGAATAATTTGCCAGAAACCGGGGGCGTTCCGCGCTCGTGCATTATCCGCACTACACACGACATAACCGGACAGATAGCGGATGTGAATGCCATGCAGTCCGTTGCTTGTCCGGTAGACAGATACCCGAACGATTTCAAATGGGCGCTAAAAGGCATGTATGCATATGACGGAAATGCGCATAATGATAATGAGTTTATCTTTACTTCCGGAATACCTTACACCGATATGGTTGGGGAATGTGATCGTAGCTACGTAACTAATATTAGAATAGTACGTGTAGCACCTAACATTAAGCTAAAGTTTAATTTGGCGCAAAACGCGGGTGCAGGGGCGAACACCGATAGATTTGCGCGTATCAACATCAAGCACGTACCAACTGGAAAAATATTGGGCACGTTAGTGATATTCCAACGGGCATTCAACGCGCCGCCCGCAAATTTCGTTCACGCTAGTTGGGACCCGGCAGAAGCCACCGACGGAAGTATGCACTACTTTGAGTTGATAACGGCCGCATCTACGGTTCCTAGCCTTGTACCGCCTTCACAGGCTAGAACATATAATATTGACAGCCTCAATGTAAATGGGGTGCAACTTAATAAGTTCCGCGTTATGCTAGATTGGAATCCCGGACGGACCCGAACTATCAATTTATCTGCGAACGTTACAGGGGCTTCGGGGAACATTCCGATTATACAGTATTCCAACGTTGACGCTATGGCAATATCATCTAATCCGATTTGGCACAGGTTAGACCCGGTATGGGTGCTGAGTGCCCCGAACGAAAGAACCGCAGAAATAGCGGTGCAGGCGCAAAAGCTAAACCAACGTGATGAGATATCGTTCTTCCGGCTTGACAACTGGGTAACGCTAGATTCAACCGCCATAGACCCTAATAACAATTATATTAGAAAGTTCAATTTGCGGATAGCGGCCAATACGACAGGCGCGGCACGGGGTACGGAGATACGGTTCCAAAGACCGGGGATATCTGATATAATTATACGAATCGAACAGGCAGGATAAAATGGAGACAGTAAAATTAAAGATTAACGGAAATTACGTGGAGGGCCTTTCGGGGTCCTCTGTAAAACTCACAGTCAACAATATATCACCCGTCACAATGACAGGTGACAGTGTGGCGTTCTCGGCTACTATCAAAGTGCCGAGGACACTCAACAATGACAGGACGTTCATTAACTTGCAAAAGGGTATGCACGAGTGCATTTTTTACGATTGTCAGTTACGCGTGTACGGGCTTCCATTCCAATACATGGGCTATGACGTGGAGTTCTACGCCAAAGTATCATACAACGGCGGGAATTACTCTATATCGCTAGTCGAAAATACGAAGAAGTGGAGCGACGAAGAAATACGGATACAACATAAGCTAGAGCAGGTAGAGCAGATGTTCGCCGGGTGGCTGAATGCGTCGCGGGTCGTCAACCTTGAAAAGATTATCAACGACCATATCACATGGAAGGAAGGCAAATTTCCGGTTCTCACTCCGAAAAATAACGAGGGGGCAGAAATACCCGAACCGATAGATGCGGCGCTGCTAAAGCCTACTATTATGATATTCCGTTCATCTATCGTATGGGATAATGATGTAGCATCCGGTAATATGACTCTAGTACCTAAGGAATACACGAAGGGCCGGGGCGGATATATCTATCCGGATATTGCGCAGGTAGTAATATCCGATACCACGAAAGCCCTGTATGCCACTTTTTTCGGGCCGACCCCGGACAGGCAAAATCCCGGGTTCAATATCCGGTCGGGCGTAGGGCGCGATATCCGTATGATAGTGGAGTACACAGGCACTACCATTCCTAGCAGATTGCCGGAACTGCACGTAGTAGCGGAATCCACCAATTTAACGGAGTGCATTCTATATGCCCGTTCAAGGCTGACCGACCGCATTTGGCTGTACGTATCACCGCTTAACTCCGTGGCGTTCGTCACTCCTACGAGCGACAAGTATATGATACTGAAAGGACTGATAGGCGGGGTCAAGCAGTCATGCTTCAAATTCCCGAACGGGTATGCCCCGGAAGAACTCATTGATATGGGAGAAGGCAAAGCGGAAGTACTGACAGCATACAGGCCCGCAGCCGGAAAAATCGAAACGGGTACAGGGTTCCCCTATTCGGACGTCAAAAAAATGGTGGACGACCTGTGTACGGCTTTCCATTGGCGGAAGCAGTGGCGGAACAAGACATTAAGTATTGAGCCAATCATACACCCGTCAATACGTGATAGGAAAGACGACAGGCATAAATACATAGTTGATTGGAGCGATAGGTTTTCCAGTGTGGACACGATAGAAGTTCCGGATGAGTTTGCCGACCAACTTGTAACGCAGGTGGGCGATGTAAAGTACAGCTACTCGATAGGGCCCGGGACACTTAATCCGGTGAAGGACGCATATAAATCCGGCTTGCCATTTGCGTATAACTTTACGGCATTTCCGAAAGTCGCGCTAACATCCAAGTTCACAACAGGCGGAACCGCTACGTATGTGACTGCACTAGAGGACATTTATAGAATGTATATAAAGAGGCACTTCAAGTTATTCGCGCCTAGAATGCAAGTTAAGATAAAGGCCCGGTTAAGCTATCCGGACGTTGTTAACCTAAAGTTGGATAGGGTGTATTACTTTTCTCAGTTGGGCGGGTATTTTTACATAAAATCCCTAGGCGAATATGATGTAACTAAAGGAGATTGCAAGCTATCTTTGTACAAATTGGATTTAACAAATTAAGGTATGGCAGACCAAGTAACATTATTAGACTTAAATTTTGGAACGTCAGAGGCTGAAAAAGGCCTCGACGCTCTGATAGCAAAGAGTATAGCGCTTGCAAAGACCAAAAAAGATTTACAAGCCGCATATAACACTGAAAAATCGGCGCTTGACGCATTGAACCAAAATTACGCGGACGGACTTGTATCACAAGACAAGTACGAAGCATCAGTACGGAAGCTTAACAATGAAATGATAGAGACGAAAAAAGCCCTGTTAGACAATGCGAACGCACAGAAGGAGAATAACGCCGAGATTAAGAGTACCAAGACTTTGTTAGACAGCGAGGCCACGAGCGTTAACGCGCTCCGTGCACAGTTGGCGCAGAATACCGCGGAACTTAACAAGATGTCCGAGGCGCAGCGCACTACTAGCAAGGAAGGCGTGGAACTCACCGAGCAAACCAAAGCCCTATCCGACAAACTGAAAGAGCTAGAGAAGTCCGTAGGCGATAACCGACGGAACGTAGGTAACTATGCGGAAAGCGTCAAGGACGGAATTTTGCAAACGCAGGGACTATCCGGCGGTACGGGCGCACTTGTCGGCGCGATGAAAAGCGGGATAACAGGCGTGCAGGCGTTTAACGCCGCATTGAAGGCGAACCCAATACTTTTCATTGTGACGACCGTGTTAACTCTTATCGGAGCTATCGAGAAGATGATAAAGAGGAACAGCGACCTCGCAACAAGCCTAAAGGCGGCTTTTGCGCCCTTCCAAACGATTCTAGGGCGGTTATTGGACTACATTACGGAAATGTTCACGGCGCTTGCAAAGGCCTTTGAATGGTTAGCCGAAAAAATAACCTGGTTACTCAATAAGATAGGGCTTATATCGGACGCCACGTTGGAGGCCGCCCGGAGTGCTAGCGCTCTAGAGAAGGAAATGCAGCGCATATACAAGGCGGAAACAGATATGCTAGTACCTATGGCACGGTTAAAGAGGGAAATGGAGGAGTTAAAGACCCTAGCCGCCGACCAAAACAAGAGCACCGAGGAACGCCGGAAACTGCTAGAGCAGGCTACCGAGAAACTGCACGCTATGCGGGACATGGAGGTACAGATACTAGAGGCCAAGTACAAGCAGATAAAGGCGCAAAACGAGCTAGGATACACATCAGACGAGGACGCACGGAAGGAACAGGAAGCCCTGGCAGCACTCGAGCAGGCCCGCGCCAATTACGCTACACAGGAGAAAGAAATATACGGGCAGTTGACAGGTTACGAAAAGGCGGATGCGGCGGCCAAACAGGCAAATATTAAGGCAGCACTAGACGCTAGAAGGAAAGCCGCGGAGGACGCAGAGAAGGCAGAAATAGACGCGGCAAGACGTGCGGCGGATGAGAGGACTAAAGCGCAACAAGCCCTATTGAAGCAATACGCGGATGCTATCGAGGCTATGCAATTGCAGATTGCCGAGAACGAAATGAAGAATGGCGCCGCAACACTGGAAGAACAACAGCAGGTTATCAACGCGCAAATTGAAGCCGAGAAGTACAAGAGGCAGCAGAACCTAATCGGAGAGCAGGAGTACCTCAACAACGTTAAAGCCTTGCGACTAGAGTTCGCCGCGTCAGTGAAGGCCGAGGAGGACGCACGGATGCAGGCAGACCGAGACCGTCAGGCAATGGAGATTGAAAATCAAAGGCAGCTAGACGATATCAAGTTAGGCAACTCGCTAGAGGCCGACCTTATCCGGCTGGATATGAAGAGGGACGCGGAGGTAGCAGCAGCCGAGGCGATAGGAGCCGAGACGGACAGTATATACGAGCGTTACGAACTTATCAAGTCACAGCGGGAAAAGGCAGCAGCGAATGCGCGTGTAGCATTGGCGGGTGATGTAGCCGGACAAATGTCCACGCTATTAGGCGAAGAATCCGCAGCAGGTAAAGCCGCCGCGATAGTGCAGGCCACAATCAACACATATCTAGGCGCTACCAAGGCATTGGCGCAGGGCGGATTCCTTGGAATCGCACAGGCCGCTATTGTAGTCGCCGCGGGGATGAAGCAAGTAATGAGCATTACGAAAACCAAGGAGCCAGATACCAAGGTACGCACGCCGTCAGCGAAATACGCGAAGGGTGGACAGATTTACGGGCCTAGTCATTCCGCCGGGGGTGTAACGTTCGTAGGCTCCAACGGGCAGCGATTCGAGGCCGAAGGAGGCGAGAACATGTACATTCTTAACCGGAAGGCTTCCGGGGCTATTAACGCGCTGTCAGCACTTAATATGGAGTACGGCGGGCGTTCTTTCGGTTCTTCCGGTGTGTACCGTTACGCGAACGGGGGGAAAATTTCGGCAGGGTCTAACGGCACGGTTAGAATGCCCTCAAATTTCGCCTTATCTGATGACAGCCTGTACAAGTTAGCCGCGATTATGTACGATTCGGTAGCACGCGTTCCGGCACCACAGGTCGCAGTAACGGACATAAACGAGGAAACCGAGCGCGCACAGAGCGTACAGGTGGCGGCGGGCATATAATTGATAGGTAAATAACCCCTTAAATGTAGTTTAATATCATAACTTTGTAACGCAATTAACATAACTACATGAAAAAGTTTGAAAAATTACGAATAATCGAGGCAGGAGAAACCAAAAATGCCATAGAGGACAACGGGAAAAGATATAAATTAGTCATTTCCGCAAAATGTTTTCCGTCCCTCGTGGCCCTCGGGAACGAACGACCAATTCACGCACGCCGCACACATAACGGCGATGATTTGTTAGACGGGTATATAGGGAATTTTACCAACTTCTCGCATGATGAAAATGCGGTTTACGCGGATTTAGTAATGTCAGAAGCCCTGGAAACCGCATACCCTTCTGAATTCGCCTTCATGGTAACCATGATTGAGAAGGAACCGGAATTGCTAGGCGTATCCGTCAATCAAATGGACGTTAAGGTTTTCGATGAGGAAGCGGAAACGGCTACTGTTACAGAGGTGACAGAACTATTTAGCGCTGATTTGGTAGGGCTTCCCGCCGCGACTAGTTCACTATTTAGCAATAATAATTTTAAAAATTCAAAGAACATGAGCAAATTTTCATTTAAAGGCCTGATTTCGTCTTTCTCCAAGACGAAGCTAGCGACCGAGACATTTACAACCGCAGACGGAACAGAAATCGTAGTTTCCGCAGCAGGTGACGAGGTGCAAGTAGGTGACGCCGTTACACTAGCGGACGGAAGCCCGGCGCCGGACGGAGATTATCAAATTACCACGCCGGACGGGGATATTATTCTAGTCGTTGAGGGTGGCGTAATCGCAGGAGTCAAAGACATAGAGGTAGAAGAATCGGAAAAACTTGCAGAAGAAACCAAAACCGAGGAAGAGAAGAAAACGCCCACACCGGAAGAACTTGCAACGTTACAAGCCGAAGTTACCGCTTTGAAAACGGAAATCGCGGGGCTGAAAACCCAGTTAAACCGCAAAACCGGAACCCCTAGCCCTGCAAAGACCGAGCTAAAGACCGAGAAGAAGCCCAAAGAGGAAACCAAGTTAAGCCGTGAAGCCGTTCAGAAGGCATTCAAGGAAAACCGTAACAAGTGGCGTTAGTATAATTAATTCATCAAAAACTAAAAATTAGAAACTTATGGCATTTAAATTTAGTGACTTAAACAAATTGAACATTGACAGTCTGTCAGATGTTATATCATTAACGCTAGGTCTGGAAGGTGAACTTTCCACAGGCGTAACGGTGTTATCCGGGATTGAGAAGGGTAAACCTATCTTGACCTTTTCGGCAGCAGACAAGGCGGTAAGACGCTCCGCAGGATGCGACAGCGAGTACAAGTACAATTCTTGGCAGGACAAAGTTAAATATTACGACCATGTACAGATAGAATTGCCTATCGTGTTTTGCTTGCAAGAGTTATGGGGCAAAATGGTAGCTAAAGGTGTACACTTGTCAGACGAATTCGACCAAACTCAGTTGGCGGCGTTCATGCAGTCGGAAATTCTGAAAGTGTTGGAAGCCGATATGTTGCGCCTCGTGTGGTTGGACGGCTTGAAAACCTCTGATGCCAATGGAGAATACACCGTATTCAAAAATGGCGGTATCATCAAGCAAATGACCGACTCTACGGAAGAAGTCGGAACGTTCATTCCTACCGATACGGCTAATGTATTGGCTACGTTGAAATCGTGTATTGACAAACAGCGTGCAGACCAACTGAACACATCAGAATTTTTCGTATCCAGCAACGTTATGCGTGCGTACAAGGATCTCGTAGAATCCAAAGATAACCATTTGGCACAGGCTAACATGGAGGACGGAAAACCCGCCTACTACTTCGAGGGATACAAAATCAACGAGTTGCGCCACGTATCTAACAGCGCTAAGGGTGACGAATTAACGGTTCAGTCATTTATCGCGTTCACGCCGAAAACCAACATTCAGTTGGCGTTGGAAGATTCCGCATTGAACATTGCGCCGTTCATTCAAGATGCGAAAGACCGCAAGTATTACAGTACTACTGTGTTCGCTGCTGATGCTATGTTGGCGGTTCCTCAGTACATGAAGTTATACACCGCCGAAGGCGCTTAATCAACTAAAACAAAAGGTATGGCTTGTATAAAAAAACTAAATCTAGCAGTTACTTATAATTGCGAAGTAGGCGCAACAGGCGTTGCGGAGCTATATCTAATAAATCGTGCCGATATTACTAGCGCTACGGTAAGTGCTAATAATTCGGTATCAACTATAACACTGGCTTCGGGGGCTAAATCAGTCCCCGTAGACGTTGTTAAAAATGGGGTAAAGGTATTGGAGACATTAAAGGCTACGGACGTTGCTAACGGCCTAGAACAGTCGGTTACTTTAGTACTATACAACAAGTTGACAGAATCCGCACAAATATTAACCGCCCTTCTTGACGGTTCGTATGTAGCGGCGGTACGATTTAAAGATATAAATGCGGCCCGGCAGTTAATCGGGTACTTTAACGGTTTGGAGATATCCGACGTTTCGACGGACAGCAGCGCGAACGGGGGATTTACTACCATTACATTAAAGACACCGGATGACGCTAAAGGCGATAAGAGGTTGACACTTGATAATGCCGCATGGACTACAATAGTTAACGCTAAAATTAGATAATTATGGGATGTTTATCAAAATTAAATAGGGCTATCTTAGTGGACTGCGATAGCGGCGCAACGGGCATTGAAGAATTGTTGCTAATCAACTATTCCGAGATTGCTGCGCGTGACTTGTCGGCTGGGCAAGCTACGTTAACGCTGTCAAGCGGCGGGAAAGCTATCTTAGTGGAGTCCAATAAGAAAGGCGTTAACGCCTCATCAGAGGCCCGTATTAACGAAAATGCGCCCGCCGGACTTGCTGATACTGTAACCTTTACGATTTATTCGAAGGGTGCGGGAAGTGCGGATATCGTGAACCGCATTTTAAATGGTCAGTTCGTGGCAGTCGCTAAGATGAAAGAGAAAAATGTATTCCGTGTGTACGGTCTAGTGTATGGGCTTACTATGTCGGCCTACACAGAAGAGGCCAATGCAAACGGTGGGTTTACAACAATAACGTTAACGACGCCGGAAAACGTGATAGGTGAGCAGCGCGCGCACTTCAATCCGACAACGTACACAACGTTAAGAAATGGCGCTATTGTAGCGTAAAGGAGGTAAATATGGCATGTATTAAGAGATTAGAACAGAACGTCACCTTTGATTGCGCGAAGGCGAAAGAACCTACCTCAATGCGTGGAATAGAGGAGCTTATATTAATTAATTATTCCGATATTAGCAATTATTCGGTAGATGACGCGGGACTGGCGTCAATCACTATGACTACAGGAACTAAAGGTTACGTATTCACTAGCGTAAATAACTCCGTATCGGTTAGTATAGCAGCCCGCGTCAATGACGCTATAATTACGGCGGAGGAACACTCCGTAGTTATAAAATTGATTGATAATAACGGGGCTATTGGCGTTAGTGAGCTATCAAAATTAATCCTTTCATTGCGTACAGGGACTTTCGCGGCATGTGTGCGGGCCTCATCAGGAAACCGACTTGTGTACGGTCTTATGTCGGGGCTAGAATGTTCCGAAATTGTAGGGGATTCCGCGACGGACGGACTTATTACAATAACACTAAAGACGCCGGATAGCGCAGGAGGGGATAGAATGCTAGCTATTACCGAAAGCACATATAACGGGCTGAAGACACCAAAGGCACAACCACGGGCTGAAGGCACCAAAGGTATAACAATTTAAACTAAAATTAAATGACTAAATTAACTGATATTGGACAGATTTTGGCGTTATGCGCGAAAATGACTAACTTAAAGTTGGAAGTAGCGTGCGGCTTTGATAGACAGTTCGCCACGAAATGGTACGAAAATGAGTATCTTACCGGACGCCACATACGATATGTGATGAAACCAGATAAATTCATTGCATCCATAGAGGACGGAAAGGTCTACCGGGCATTTAACACCCCGGATGCCAAGGCGGTTGAACTCATGGAAAATAATCCGGAATACCGTGATTTCTTTATTGACATGGAGTCCGTTCCTAACACTATTCCGGAACTAGGTGATGACCCGTTCACACCGGAACCGGAAGTAACAGAACCCACCGAGGAGGAAGTAACAGAACCGGAAGTAACAGAACCCACCGAGGAGGAAGTAACAGAACCGGAAGTAACAGAATCGGAAGTAACAGAACCGGAAGTAACAGAACCCACCGAGGAGGAAGTAACAGAACCGGAAGTAACAGAATCGGAAGTAACAGAACCGAAAGTAACAGAACCGGAAGTAACAGAACCTACCGAGGAGGAAATTGCCGCAGCAAAACGCAGCGCAGCCGCAAAGAAGGCCACAGCTACTAGAGCAGCAAAGAAGGCCGCAGAAGAAGCAGAAAATGCGGGTATCTCCGAGTTTGAATAATTAATCTAAAGGGCATGATAGACGGAAAAAGAATATATCTAGCAGTCCGCAAAGCTATTAACCTACTTCCGCGACAGGCGGAGGGGGTTGTTAGCTATGATGCGGATAACCTGTACCCGCAAAGGATAGCTAACCTTATAGACGCTAGCAAAACCGCTACGGCGTGCGTGGCAAAAGCCACCGAGAATATAGTATGTGAAGGTTTTGCCGTCGAAGAGTTCGCCCGTATGACGAACGATAACGGGCAGGACATGAACGACATACTGGAATTTATCGGGGAGGACATTCCGAGATTTCGTGGTTATGCGCTGATAGTGCAGTACGGAGGCGACTACAAGCCGAAGGCGGTGTATCCTGTTCCGTTCGGCTATGTCCGCGCAGTACTTAACAAGAATTACAAGGAGAATAGCCGCGTAAACAAATGGTTAGTATTTGATAACTGGGACAGGGGGATGCTGAAGGACACTAACAGCAAAACCGGAAAGATATACCCCACATTCAACCCGGCTAAATTTGCCGAAGAATGCGAGGAATACGGAGGAATCGAGAATCACCCGGGACAACTGTATTATAGCAATTTTTCGAACCGTGTACCCTATCCTACTAGCCCGTTTCACGCAGTGCAGCCCGAAATGGCAGCGGAACGCGGAAACGCCATGTATGTGGAGAACGTATTATCTAGAGGGTTCCACGCATGTAGCATAGTTACGCACGGAGATTTTGAATCAGACAGGGAACAAGACGATTTCCGCGAAGCCCTTACAAATATGATGGGCGTTGAGGGGACCGGAGCGGTATTAACGGTACGTGACACAGCCGTAGGCATATCGGACAAACCATTTATCAGAGTGGAACAGGTAGGAACGCCAATAGACGCCGACCTGTATGAAAAGTATTCCGAACCGTTACGGAAAGATATTGCAATAGCGTGTTATACTATCCCTATCCCGTTAATTGACTCGTCACTGATTAACTTTGCGAATGCTTCCGGCGAAGTGGTTAAAGAGATGCAGAAAGTGTACAGGCGCTCACTATCCCGAGTACGTGAACGCATATCTAGAGATTTGGCGTACATCTTTGACCTAGATACTGCAATTACTGATATAAATAACAATCTCGAAGGGGAAGCGGTGGATACAGCAGCCACGAACCCCGGAGAACAAACCGTATAAGTATGGCATATCCTATTGCAAGATTAAGAAGTTTGTTTTCTCTAGCGGCTGATGTCAAAGACACCGACCTAGAGAAAGCATTTTACGAGGCTGACCAACTGGATGTTAAGCCGCAAATTTGTATGACCTACGAGGCAACTCCACAAAAATACAAATCAGATGATGACAATTACGCGGGACTTGACACCGTTATATGTTATTATGCTTTCGCGCGCTACGTGCAGACGAGCGAACAGAATAGCACGGCAAGCGGAGTTAAGATACAGAATTATCTAGGTAGTTACATATTGCCGGACGTCAACAAGGCCAAGAGATTCGAGGCCGAGAGAGGGAAGGCAGACCAATTTATAGTGCCGCTTTTGGAACAACTCCGAAAAGACAAGCTGTTAAAAGATTCGTGCGAGTGTAACCGGGTACAAAGTAGAATATGTTTAATAAGGTAATAATGGACGGGGTACTAGACGCGGCGCGAATATCGGTTATTGCCTTTATTATGTCAGTAACCAACGACGTTATGACATTTTTTGTACTTATAGTTCTATTCGGCACGCTGAATTTCGTGGTAGGCCTTGTGGCGGATTTAAGCGCCGGGAAACCGTACTCACACAGGAAAGCATTCCATGCATTTTTCGAGTATGCGATAGCCGCGATAGTTATCACTTTCACGGCGGCGGCGGCAAGGCTTATACAACCGGAAGTGGACCATACGCACGTTCTGAGACTGTTAACAACGTTATTTGCACTTGTGTATGCGAAGAATATTATTCGTAATTTCAAGTTGATACAGCCGGATAACGAATTTATAGCAGTGTTGGACATGCTGATTAACACTAAGAATGTAGAATTTATAAAAAAGTTAAATAATGGAGTATTTCACAGTGAAGGAACTAGCAAGGTCGGTGACGGCGGAAGCCCGGAAGATAGACAACACACCGACCCCGGAAGCGGAAGCAAATCTGAAAAGATTGATAAGTAACGTACTAGACCCGCTACGGAAGGCATACGGGCACCCGATAACGGTAACTAGCGGTTATAGGTCGCCGAGGCTTAACGCGGCGGTAGGGGGCGTAAAAACGTCACAGCACCAAAAAGGCCAGGCCGCAGACATAACCGCGGGAAGCCCGGAAGAAAACAAGCGGTTGTTCGATTTGGCACAGGAATTGAACCTACCATTTTGTCAACTCATAGACGAGAAAAAATACAAGTGGGTGCACATCTCATATGATAAGAATGATGTTAGACGTCAAGTACTACACTTATGAGCCGATTAAATCAAATATTAATACTAGCCGTCGCACTGGCGGCTATATTGCTTTTCTTCGCGTTCGGTAAGATACGGAAGCAGAGAGCCGAGATAGACCGCCTAGATTGGAATATAGAGGCGGTAAATACCAAGTCGATGCAATACAAGTCAACGGCGGGAGATTACGCGGAGCGTGTGAATACTTTGACCCTAGAGAAATCAGAGCTAGAAATGTTTAATGCAGACCTTAATAATAGGGTACGCGAGCTAGGAATAAAGAACCTGGAACTAAAGAATGCCACACGCACCGAGACCGTTACGAGAATAGACACAGTAATAAAGACCGTAGTAGACCCTACCGGGACGAAAAGAACCGCGCACTATAATGACGGTTGGAACGATATAAAGGTTGAGAGCCTTCCGGACAGTACGAAATTAGAGGTACATTGCACTGATTCGCTAGACGTAATTACGCACGTCAGACAAAAGAAGTTCCTTTTCTTTAGAATCGGCAAACCGAAAACCTATACCACCGTCTCGAACAAGAATCCGAAAAATACGCTTCATATTAGGTTTTCGGCAAAATTCGACTAAAAATATTTACAATTGCAACCTATCTATTACACCTATCTGTGACACATAACTAGCTGTGTATCAAGTTACAAACTTTTTGCTGTCACAGATAAACATTTTTCATCAGTGACACTAAACGTGCAGTAAATCAAGTACTTATGACTAGTGTAATAGATGTAATAGATAAATCGTATAGAGATAAAATAGAAAAGTGCTATAAATGTTAATATATATCAAATCGTATATAGTATATTTTCATTTTAAACTAATAGGGAAAATGCTGTTACATCTGTGACATGACGCCTAACTTGCTGAACTACTGCACGTTAGGCGTCATTCTTCATCTGTGACGCTAGCAATGTATCTGTGACACCCCGCAAAATTGTTAATCGTAGTTAAATACACAAAGTTTTTTCGGAAAATGTTTTGTAGTTCAAAAATAAGCCGTATCTTTGCAATGTCGATAAGGAAATGAGAACCCCGCCAATCGTAACCAAAGGGGGTGAGAAGGGAAACACGGACGGTATCCCAATTCATTTGAAAAGACGGTGCGGTATCCGCTTAATTGAAGCTATAAAGCCGGAATCCTTATAACGACAAAAACTGTAAACCATACTAAATTTTATAGCACTATTCCGGAAGGCCGGAGAATCGGACTAATAATTACTAGATATGGGACATTTAAAAATTTACCGACTAGAAAAGTTTTTCTACGATACGGTAAAAAAGCGAATCTTTGAATGTCTTAACCTGTGGACGATAAATGAGCTATACGGGCGCAAAGGCGCTGTTAGCATAGCGGAAGTATTTGCAAAGGAACTAGAGGAAGAAGAAGCCGGAAAAAGATTTGAATATAACATCCGGGGCTTTATCATGCCGAACGCCGACAAGTATCTATCCGTCTACGAGCAAGCGCGCCAACGCGCCTTTATAGACTACTTATATTCGCGGAAAGGGCAATTCAGAACAATGAAGGAAACAAAAGAAAATTGGAAAAGAAATGGAAGAAAAAAGAGAAAATGACCTACTGACAGTAGCACAGGCCGCACGCATCGTAGGGTGCACGGAAAACGCTATCCGGTACCAGTTGCAAACCGGAAATCTTACTAGATTTGAAAACGCAGCCGGAAAGATACGTATATCACGTAATGAAGTATTGGACAAACTTTTAAATTTTGAAAAGAAATGAGAATTAATTTTGAACTGAACACCGAGAACGAGAACCCGAGTATGTTACAGGCAACCGCCGAGTATCTGAACAACCTTGCAAAGATTAACGTAGGGCACGCAATTGAACCCGTACAGGGATTTGCAGAACCTAAACCGGGTAATTGTGCATGTGAGGAAGAAAAGCCCGTAGAGGAGCTTAAAAAGGGTGAGAGTATCGCCGAATCTATTGAGGCGGTAAAGGAACAATTAGCCGCCGAGAAAGAAGAAGAAGCTAAAAAGACTACTAGACGTAGAGCGGTTAAAAAGGAAGAACCGGAACCAGCTAAAGAACCGGAACCAGCTAAAGAACCGGAACCAGCTAAAGAACCGGAACCAGCTAAAGAACCGGAACCAGCTAAAGAACCGGAACCAGCTAAAGAACCGGAACCAGCTAAAGAACCCGTCACAATCGAACAGGCCAAGGCCGTCGCAATGAAGGCGCTAAATAAGGGTCGTAGGGATGTGGTAAAGGACGCATTCGGATATGTGGGTGCAACGTCTTTCCCTTCACTTCCCGCCGAGAATTACGCCGACTTTATCAAGTACATAGAAGAAAACTTGTAATGATACAGAATCATAGCGAAAGAGAACATGCGCTATTATCCCCTAGCTCATCTAGCCGTTGGTTGAATTGCACTCCTTCGGCTAGGCTAGCGGAGAACGCAGAAAACAAGTCAAGTGTATATGCCGAGGAGGGCACTCTATTTCACGAGATTTGTGAGTATTGCCTAGCGCAATGGAACGCCGGAGTATGGGAACCCGACCCGTTCGGGGAAGAACTTCCGGAACTTAAAGACGACCATTTGATGCACCCGCTATTTAAACAAGAAATGTTCAAGCACGCCCGCAATTATTGCGATTTCGTGATGAACGAGAACTATAACCTAGAAAAGTCGGACGGGGCGTGCAAATTGCTGTTAGAGGAAAAAGTAGATATCTCCGAATACGCGCCGGAATGCTTCGGCTCTGTTGACTGTCAATTAGTGGGGCGTGATACGCTGATAGTTATCGACTTGAAGTACGGGGAAGGCGTTAAAGTCTACGCAGAGCGCAACACACAAATGATGTTGTATGCACTTGGAGCGATTAAGGGGAAACCGTCTATAAAGACTATCCGCCTAGTAATAGCACAAGTACGGTTAAATCATTTCGATGTGTGGGAAATATCCGCAAATGACCTGTTACAGTGGGCCGATAAGGTTCTGAAACCGACCGCAAAAAAGGCGTTCGCCGGAAAGGGCGAGCAAAAATTGGGTGATTGGTGCGGTTTTTGCCCCGTAAAGGCACAATGCCGGAAACAGTACGAGGCGGTAGTAAATGACTTCGACAGGTACGAATACCCGGAACTACTTACAGAGGACGAGATTTGCGACCTTATAGAAAAGATAGACAAGTACAAAGGTTGGCTAGAGAGCGTAAACAAGTTCGTGTATGATGAGGCGCTAAGGGGCCACAAGTGGAAAGGCTACAAATTGGTCGCGGGAAGGTCTAGCAGGGTGATAACTGATGAAGAAGCCATACGGCAAGACCTGTTAACCAAAAAATACCTAGAAGATGAGATTTTTAACATCAAGTTAAAGGGTATAGGAGACCTCGAGAAGCTAGTAGGGAAAAAACAATTTTCGGCTCTCTACGGACAGTACGTAAAGTCCAAGCCGGGCAACCCTAAGCTAGTCCCGGACAGCGCGCCAGGGGACGAGATTAACCCGCTAAGCGATTTCGATATCGAAAGCTAACGAATATTAAAATAAGTAAAGCGATTACAGGATATAAAAATAAAGATATATCTTTGAATCGAATTAAAAAACCTATAAAATTTTAAAGACATGAGTAAAAAATTGATTTTAAAGAACGTGAGATTTTCCTATGTAAGAGTATTTGAGGCCGCTCCGATTATGGACGGAAATACGAACTATTACAGTGTATCAATACTTATCCCTAAATCAGACACCAAGCAGGTGAACGAGATTAAGAAGGCAATAAAGGAATTGACAGATGAATTTTTAGCCAATAACCCGAAATTAAGGGGCGAAATACCGGAAGGCTGGCGGAACCCGCTAACGGACGGAGATAAAAAAGGGGACACAGGGTACGAAGATATGTGGGTATTGAACGCCAAGAGACAGGAAAAGAACGGTGCGCCGATTGTTATTGACCGGCATAAACAGCCGATTACGGTTAAAGAAGATATGTATTCAGGTTCATGGGGAACCGCATCACTAAGTTTGTTCACGTACTTTAAATCCGCTACTAGTTGCGGAGTCGGTGTCGGGCTTAACGGGATTCAAAAAGTTACAGACGATGATCGGTTAGACGGGGGTGCAAGCGTTAACGACTTCGATTATGAAGGAGGAGAAGGCGGTTTAAGCGATTTTGAATAACATTTTACAGAGTTTTAATTTTTATTTATTAACCGATTTTATTTTATAACAAATGTGCGAGGCCCGCCCGAGTAGAAGCGAGTGGGCCTTATTTTTTACCCCTAAAATTAGAACAAATGATTAACCCAATTTACATAGACTTTGAGACGTATTCCAGCGAGGATATAGAGACGGGCGGCGCGTATAGATATACGTCCGCAATCGACTTTGAGATACTCCTAGTAGGTTACGCAGTTGGGGACGGTGATGTAGTTATAGTAGATGTTGCAAACGATGAACTCGAGTGGAGAAGATTTAAAGACCTTATACAGGATGAACGCTACACGATAGTAGCGCACAACGCGCAATTTGAAAGATTGTGCCTAAAGGCCTACGGTATTAATATTCCGGCAAAGAGATTCTTATGCACCGCGTCACTGGCATTATATGCGGGTTTTCCCGAATCACTTAAAATGGTATCTTCCGCGCTAAATCTGAAAGAAGGAAAGAAGGGAACCGGATTGGCCCTAATAAAATTCTTCTGCCTTCCACAGCAGGATAAGACCGGAAACACGTACCGTAACTATATGCAGGACTTTCCCGAGAAGGCCGAGGAATTTATAGATTATCTACGTTATGATGTTCTATCAGAACGCGAGGCGTACCATAGATTAGAGTACTGCGGCTTTCCCGAATCGGAAAGGGAAGTATATGCGCTAGACCAATATATTAATGACGCCGGGATAAAGATAGATACAGAGCTAGCCACGAATGCGGAGAAGATTAACAACGAGTTTTGCGCCGGGCTGAAACACCGCATAAAAGACCTGTACGGAATATCTTCCCTAAAGTCAACCGCGCAACTGAAGAATTTTTGCCTTATCCGCACCGGAAAGAATTTCGATTCATTCCGGAAAGAGGATATAGACGCTATTATAGAGGAGTGCAACGACGAACAAGTAGCGGACGTATTAGAATCACGGAAGATTATCAATAAGACCAGCAACGCCAAATATACGTCAATGCTAAATTGCGTATGTCCGGACGGGCGCGTACATGGATTGTACCGTTACTATGGGGCGGGGCGTACAGGCCGTTTTGCGGGGCGCCTAGTGCAGATGCAGAACCTACCGCGCAATTATATAACAGAGTTAGACGCGTGCCGTGACGACGCTAAAAAGAGTGATTTAAGTACGTTCGAAATGTTTTGGGGCGATGCGCCGGGAATGCTTTCCCAACTTATCCGCACCGCCTTTATAGCTGATACCGGAAAGATATTCGTAGTAGCGGACTATTCCGCAATCGAGGCGCGCGTATTGGCGGGCCTGGCCCGTGAAGAATGGCGCCTAGATGCTTTCCGCAATGGAAAGGATATATATGTAGTATCCGCTAGCCGTACATTCAGCCTACCGGAAAACCAGTGCGGCAAAGGTACGCATTACAGGCAGCAAGGAAAGGTAACGGAGTTGGCACTAGGTTACGCAGGTTGGGTAGGGGCTATGGAAGCTATGGATTACGAAAAATCAATTGACCCGGCTCTATACAAGGATATCATACTACGTTGGCGGGACGCCTCGCCGCGGATAGTCGAATTTTGGGAAACACTGGATTCAAGGGCGAAACTTTGCATACGTAACAAAAAGAGGGTAGATGTAATAGTGTACGGTGTATGGGTGTGCGCGTTCGAGTGGTTCACAGAAAACAATTCACTTGCTATCCTGTTACCTTCCGGGCGGCGCCTATTTTACCCGGAATGCCGGATAAAGACAAAGGTAATAAACGGCAGTGAACGCAGCGTTATATCCTACATGGGAGTTAACCTTACCGGGAAATGGGGGGAACTGGACACATACGGCGGAAAGTTAACCGAGAATATAACACAGGCGGTTAGCCGCGATTTGTTAGTACATGGAATGCAAACCATAAGAGAGAGATTTCCGGATGTGGATATAGTGGGGCATATACATGATGAGACGGTTAACGAGGTGCCTCTAGACGATTTTGGGGAACCAACCGTAACATTACGGGAGATTTGCCAAGCTATGGCGACTACACCGGAATGGGCCGAACCGTTCGGAATACCTTTGAACGCGGAAGGATTTATAAGTAATTACTACAAAAAAGATTAGATATGGATAAGTACACATTGTCGGTTGCGGGAAGTTCGGCTTCGCTAAAATGGACTACGGTTAAATATACATGGAGCGATTTTTTGGAACGCCTCAACCGCGATATACGCAGTACGGAGACTATGCGCGATTTTGATAGACTAGACCGCACCGCGCGCGCCAATCTGAAAGACGTTGGCGGATATATGGCGGGGGAGCTTTCCGGCGCTAGACGTCTTAAAAGTGCGGTATTATCACGGTCTATGATAACATTAGACGTTGACTATGCTGACAGTCTTTTTCCTGTGGAATTTGATACTAGGTTTCCCGGTGTAGCAGCCGTTATATACAATACACGTTCAGACCGGGAAAAGAGCAGGCGGTTCCGTGTGGTTATTCCGTTCGCCGAAGAAGTGCAGGACGCGGCGCAATACGAGGCTGCCGCGCGTAAAATGGCGGAATTGCTAGGTATAGACTTGTTCGACCCTACCACATTCCAAGCCGAACGGATGATGTATTGGCAATCTCTCTCATCAGACCAACCGAAAGTTTTCGAAGTGTTCGAGGGTGAGCCTATCAGCGCCGAATACCTGTTATCCCTGTACGGGAATAACGAGGAGTGGCGAGATATCCGTAATTGGGCGTTCAAGTCAGACCAGGAGAAAGAGACACGCGCAATTGTCAGTAAGGCAATGGCGCAGAACCCCCGCGAAAAGGCGGGTCTAGTAGGGGCGTTTTGCCGGGCTTATTCCGTTCCGGCGGCTATCGAAAAGTACCTTTCGGACGTGTACGAGATAGCGCCGGGAAACGACCGTTACACTTACAAGGCGGGGCATAGTGTGGGCGGTATGATAGTATTTGACGACCTATTTTGTTTCTCGTACCACTCCACCGACCCGATATCGGACGGGCACGCATACAACGCATACGACCTTGTGCGTGTGCATAAGTTCGGGCACCTAGGCAAAGAGGACAGCGCAAAGGAGATGAACAAACTGGTTTGCGCGGATAAGGAATGCGTTAAAGACATGGTTACGCCGGATGCCGACCTAGACGATTTCGACGATTACGGGGATGCAGTGAAGTCAGATAGCACCAAGGAAGTTACGGAACTTGTGTGGGATTTAGACGGAAAGGGAAACAAGCAAGTAACAGTTAACAACTTCGTTAACGCCTTCAAGTCCGACCCCCTGTTAAATGGGCTGTTGGCTTATGACATGCTAAAGGAGACGATAGTATTTACCCGCCCGTCATTCACCGCCAAGGGAAGCAAGAAGGGCGACCTAGTCAATGATACGGATATCTCCATTATCAAGGGCCGCATAGAACGCATGCACGGGATATACAATGATGCCAAGCTGAACGACGCGATAGAACAGGTTAGCAGTGATAACGCTTTCCACCCTATCAAATTGTATCTAGAGTCGTTGACATGGGACGGAGTACCGCGCATTGACACATTTCTAGTTGATTATATGGGGGCCGAGGATAACGCATATACTCGCGAGGCGTTCCGCAAAACGCTGCTCGCAGCCGTTACCCGCATATACGAGCCGGGGCGAAAGTTCGACACCGCTCTAGTGTTCTATTCCGAGCAGGGGGTAGGAAAGTCTACTCTTATCCAGCGGCTTTCTAAAGGCTGGTTCAACGACTCGTTAACCAACTTATCCGGTAAAGAGTCATACGAGGCTATTCAATTTGCGTGGCTCGTGGAACTAGCCGAATTATCAGCCCTAAGAAAATCGGACGTTGAGGCCGTGAAGAACTTTATATCCAAGCGGGAAGATACGTACAGGGGCGCATATGCTAGACGTGTGAAAACTCATAAGAGACAATGCGTATTTTTCGGCTCTACCAATGATGACGAATTTCTGAAAGACGCGACCGGAAACAGACGATTTTTTCCCGTGGAGGTGAAACGCACAAGGAAAACCCGCCTTATATTTGAACCGGAATTTGATGCCATTGTAGACCAACTTTGGGCGGAAGCAATGGAGGGGTACATGTTAGGTGAAGCCCTCACACTATCGGATGAAGCGGAAGCCATTGCCGGCGGAACGCGCGAGGAGTTCACAGAGCGCACACCGATACAAGGTCTTATAGAGGAATACCTAGATAGACTTTTCCCGGCTGACTATGAAGATAGATTCCTAGCGCAACGCCTGGATTTCCTTAACGGTGATTTAGGGGAGGAAGGAACGGAAACTAAAAACTCTTTCAGTCTTATTGAATTATGGACGGAAGCACTAGGAAGGCGGAAAGACGAGTACACAGTAGTTAAGGCCCGCGAGCTATCCAACGCGGTAAAGGCGCTGAAAGGGTGGAAGCGTGACAAGCAGGCCCGGCAGAAAATATACGGCCCGCAGGTTATTTATAGGCGAGTGGGTGCGGGTATTACAAAATAATGAGTATCTTTGCCGCGAGAGAATCAATTACTACTCATTCAATTCATCAACTACTATTTTAAGGGGTTTACAGTTCAGAAAGGAGACGTTGCGAAACATTTCCTTTTCTTTATTTGTGTTAAATCTACAAAGAATTTTCTCAAAAAGTTTTGCAGTTCAAAAAGTATCCGTATCTTTGCAATGTCAATAAGAGATTAATAACCCTTTAAAATTAAAAGATATGGCAACTAAAGTAATAGACGAAAAGAAGAAATTTAGCTACGTAGTGACATTTGACCTGTTCAGACAAACCAATGTTAAGATATCAGTAGGTAATAAGATATACGAATTCGTGAACGTAGTCAACGACTATAACACCGCTAACGGGTGCAATACTATCGCGGTTCTATATGATTTCAAAGCGCAAAAGTACATAGCCGTTAATATACAAGACGAGAAGTTCAACCGTAAAGAGTGCGTAATAATCAAGTAATCATTAACCGGGGCGGGGCGACCCGCCTATAAAACATAATGACATGAAGATTAAAGTAACTTATAAGGTTAGCGGAAAACGCACCGTATCCACTGTAATAGAAGTAAATGCCGAAAGTATAGCGGACATGCTAAAGGATATACCATTTAATGAAATATCCGAAAAGGCGGGGGCCAGAAAGAAGGAAGCGGTAAGATATGGTTATATATCAAAAATTGGGGACCTAGATTAAATCCATACGGACATGAAGAAGAATATAATAACGTTTTTGACGTATCTATTTTGGGCGGTCGCCTTCGTAGCTTTCGTATTACTATTTTGTGAACCAACAACTAATATATAAAGATTATGTTTGAGATTTTAAAAGTAACCGTTATATTTGAAAGAGGGGAGGTAGTTAAGTACGTAGGTGACAGTGTTAGGCGCCTTATGGGAACCCCCGAAGTATCCCACGTAGATACAGCCCGGAAAATTATATGGGCCCGTATAAAAGACCTCCAAGAAGAACCCCGTAACGAGGCTCTAGGAGCCGTAAAGAGGATTATACTAGCGTACAGGGAGAAGGAGTAAAGTACTAATCGTTAAATAATAAGATTATGAGTAACAGAAAGAAACTAAGAAGGACAAGGGACGGCGCCACACGTATCACACCGGACAAGTCAATTACGGGCACATTTAACGGCCTGTATAAATTAGAAACCTACGATAAGAAGTCGGATATGTGGAACGCCCTAGAGGGGTGCAGTAACTTAACGTGGGGGCGGGCAGTCATAGCCCGTACCAATTACACCGCGCTACGGAGGGAATGCAAGATAGCTAACAATACCGTTATACGGATAGTAAGACCGGGAATCGATGAAGGCGAACGAGACGAGTGAAAAGGTATTTGAACGTACTTTATCTAAGTACGTCAACGACAAAGGAGGGATAGCAGTAAAATTGCTATCCCAATTTGTTAACGGGCTGCCCGACCGTATGTACCTGTTGCCCGGCGGGCACGCGCTGTTTGTTGAATTCAAGAGTACCGGAAAGAAACCGACCAAGATACAGGAGCATATTATAGACCGGATACGAAAGGTAGGATTTACCGTTATGATAGTGGACAGCCCGGAGACCTACAAAAACGCTGTTTTGTACATTGATACGTTACTAGGCGTTAATATCGAATGAACTGATATAACGAATGTTAATGTTTTGACAAAAAGTTTGGTAGTCCGGAAAGTATGCGTATCTTTGAAGTGTCAAAAGGAAATAACCCTTTAAAATTAGAAGATATGGAAACTAAAACTTATAATTATTGTGTATTATTTGGAATAACGAACCCCGTCATGGAAACATGGTATGACTACACCGAGAGTGCAGCAAGAAGAAAAGCCGAAAGACGTGCTAAGAAGTGGAATTGTGAAGTACGAATTTTCAAAGAATTATCTATATAATATGAAGTACGAACAAGGAGAATTAACCGAGGCGGATATAAAAGCCCGCTGTCGGTTTTGGAACAAGAGGGGGTTTTTTGGAATCCCTACAAAGAAGGAGCTAGAAAAACGTTCCAAGAAAATGCAGGTTCTATTATCCTCAATTAAGGATATGACTATTGAGGAAATAACAGCGATACGGAAAATAAAACCCTATACATTGAGGTTAAGGCCCTTAAATAAGAATCAACTAACCGTTTGGCAGGCTGATACAAAAGACCTAGAATACGCTTTGCAGATAGCCCCAAAGACATTTAAAGTAAACCAATCAAATAACATTTAAAAATTAGAATCATGAAAAAGTTAATCGGTATTTTAGCAGTAGTTTTGTTCTCAGTTAGCGCAATGGCGCAAGTATCTAGCCAGTCCGGGAAATTGGAGGTTATGAAGTCGTTCCGCCTGGGAACCTGTAAGCTAGTCAAGGTAGAGAAGGGAGGCGCGGTAACGTATCAGATAACCGCCCTTATAGCGAATGCAGCGTCACACGAGTTAGACATACCATTGGGGGATAAAGACGCCGCTACGGCTCTTTTGACGTCCCTAGCGGAATACAAACCGACAAAGGGTGAGATAGTGAACCTTAACAACGTCGACGGAAATACGGCTACTTATTCCAAGTTCAACGGAACGTGGCAGATATACGGACGCGGAAAGACATTGTACATTGCAGTGAGCCGGAAAGAACTATTAACAATGTCCGAAATCATAGGGGGTAAATAACATGGAGGAAAGAGATTACAACGAGGTGTACGACAACGGTAACAACCTGTTAGAAGTGCTTGTACACATAGGAGATAACAAGGTTTTTGCTGCAACGAATAGCAATACTAGAGAAAGGAAAGTATTCCGTACCTTACAGGATTTAGAGTCATTCCTATATAACGGAGGATACCACATAACTATATCGGACAGGCGCCAAATGTTTATGCGCAATATGGAGCCGAACCGTCTTCGAAATGTGGTGTGGGTAACAACACGCCTAGACGGAAGCCCTAGAGAGGTTTGTTTCCTTCATGGTGGAAAGATTAGAACCGGGTGGGTGTTAGGAGTCAGCGAGGACAACGATAATGAATTGACGGTTAGAAGTAACGTTGCCGGGGCGTACACCAATACAGAAGGTTATAAAACCGTATCTGTGCCTATCGAGAACATAGTAATACTACCAGATTATTAATATACTAAGACATGGAAGATTTTAATAAGAAACTTAAAGTAGACCGTATCAATCAGTTCGGGCACCTCGTTAAGTCTATGGCGAACGGTACGCCCGCTGAAGGGTACACAATCGGGGACGCTATAAAGGCGTTGCCAGATAACCTCCAACAATTCTTATTGTCAGAGGTACCCGACCGGATAATACGGAAAGAGCACACTCGTAGAGGCCTCAACATCCTAGAAGATACCACGCTGCTTGCCGGGGTGGACGAATTACGGGAAACGTACACGGACGAGGTTTTCAAGGCCAACCCGGCTAGAGAGTTGTGCAACCTGTTAGGCATCAGGTCAGCCTTTCCCGATATACTAGATGTAATAGACGAGGTCCTGAAATTGTTCCCGGAAAGACTGACACGTAAAGACCTTGCTAACGAGTTATACATGGACGAAATAGGAATGAGATAATAACAATTAAAAATTTAATGGCATGAGTAATAAAGATAGAAATTATATGCGTGTAGGCACAATCTTTGAGAAGGACGGTACAACCTACGTAGTAAGGGAGGCGGACACTAACACCTGTGCGGGGTGCGCATTTTACAGTATCACTTCCGAAGGTAAACCGGAAGGTAAAGGGATATCTTTACCCTGTGACGGGGATTATCGGGAGGACGGAAAGAACGTACAATGTTAGACCGTACACAGTTACATAAGTATCAGATAACGGCCGTCAACCATATCGAGGACAACCCGTTCGCCGCGCTGTTTCTCGATATGGGGCTAGGAAAAACCGTGTCCACGTTAACGGCCGTGTCTGACTTGATAGAACGATTTGAAGTAACTAAGGTATTGGTAGTAGCCCCTAAGAGAGTAGCCGAAATGACGTGGATAGACGAGGTTAACAACTGGGAGCAGTTAAGGCACCTACGTGTATCTGTCATAAAGGGCACGGCCAAGCAACGTGAGATTGCCGCCCGGGCGGATGCGGATGTGTACACGGTTAGCCGGGATAATCTCGTGTGGCTCTTACAAATGTGGGGTGGGCAAAAAGTTCCCTATGATATGTTAGTACTTGACGAATTAAGTAGTTTCAAGAATCACAGCGCCAAACGTTTCAAGGCTGCAAAGGTTATCCGCCGGAGTTGTTCCCGTGTCGTAGGTCTTACCGGAACGCCTTCCCCAAATGGACTTATTGACCTGTGGGCGCAAATGTACTTGATAGACGGGGGGCAAAGACTGGGAAAGACAATAACCGATTACCGTGCTAACTACTTCCGCCCCGGGCGACAGAACGCCGGGATAATATACGAGTACAAGCCACTAGCCAATACCGAGGAAGTGATAGGCGAAAAGATATCCGACATAACGCTGTCAATGAAAGCACTTGATTTCCTAGATATGCCGGAAGTATCCTACATCAACAACTATGTAGAACTATCTCCGAAAGTAAAGAAGGCATACGACAAGTTCGAGGAAGAACAACTTCTAACACTGCTTGACGCTACCGGGGGTGATTCAAAGGAAATAACCGCTATTAACGCGGCAGCCCTTACAAACAAGTTACTACAATACGCGGGCGGCGCGGTGTATGATGAAGTACGGGACGTGTACAACGTGCACGACGAAAAGATAGAGACCCTTATAGAAATGGTTGAGGCTGCGAACGGAGCGCCCGTACTCGTGGCGTATGCGTTCAAGCACGAGGAGTCCCGGATAACGGAGGCGTTGAAACCGTTCGGGGCTAGAAGGCTTAACACCGTGGATGATGTAAGAGACTGGAACGAGGGAAAGATTCCCGTACTGGTTACCCACCCGGCGAGCGCGGGCCACGGGCTTAACATGCAGAAGGGCGGAAACCGTATAATATGGTTCAGTGCTACGTGGAGCCTAGAACTATACCAGCAGTTCAATGCTAGGTTGTGGAGGCAGGGACAGAAGAATAGCGTATTCGTGCATCACTTGATAAGTAAGGGAACGGTAGACGAGCGGGTAATAGACGTTCTTAACAAGAAGGCGACCGCGCAGGACGGGTTAATGAATATAGTTAAGGAACTTATTAAAAAATATAAGATATGAATGTATTGAGTTTATTCGACGGCATGAGTTGCGGACAAATCGCACTTACCGAACTGGGGTGTTTCCCGGACAAGTACTACGCTTCCGAGGTGGACAAGTTCGCCATACAGCAGACTATGAGCGTGTTTCCCGACACCATACAACTAGGGGACGTTACCAAGGTAGATGTATCGCAATTAGATAAGATTGATTTGCTGATAGGCGGAAGCCCTTGCCAATCGTTTTCCTTTGCCGGAAAACAGGTGGGTATGGTTACAACCGATAAGGTAGATATAACCGACTTGCAGACCTACCTAGACCTCAAGGAAATGGGATTTGAATTCGAGGGGCAATCATATCTATTTTGGGAGTATATGCGCATACTGACAGACATACGGAAGTACAACCCGGACGTTAAGTTCCTGTTGGAAAACGTGGTTATGGCGAAGAAATGGGAAGCCGTGCTAACCAAGGCTATCGGAGTGGAACCCGTTAAGATTAATAGTAACCTAGTATCCGCGCAGAACCGGAAAAGATTGTATTGGACTAACATAGCAGAGATACCCCAACCGATAGACCAGGGAATATTTATCCGTGATATCCTAGAGGACGAAGTAGATGAAAAGTACTACATATCCGACAAGGCTATACAGGGCATGATTAACCGCACGGAGAAAAATATGGAGAAGGGAAATAGTTTCGGTGCGCGCGTTGTGTCACCGGACGGAAAGGCGAACACGCTATTGCAATGGTGCTACAAGGACGGGAAAGATAACTTGTTATTGGAATGGTTGCGGGAATTGTCTCCCCGTGTAGTGGGCGTAACGGTCACTACGGAGGGAATAAGGCCCCACAGGGGGGACGCCAAGAAATCCGGATTAAGTGAATTGGGAATTATCCGTTTCGAAAGTTCAAAAGGGGACACCCTGTTAACAGGTTCGAAAAACTTGATACTTGGAGGGGATTGCCGTGTAAGACGGCTAACGCCTAGAGAGTGCGCACGATTGCAGACCGTACCGGATTGGTACAAGTGGGTGGTATCTGACACTCAGATATACCGGATGTGCGGTAACGGGTGGACGGTGAAGGTTATAGAACATATATTGAGCCACTTATTTAAAAATTGAATTATGAACGAAAAGTTTGAATTAACAAAGTTTTCCGCGGGTGATACCAAGGAGCATGAAGGCGTAACCTACAAGGTGGTACGCCAAGAGCAGGACGAAATGTGCAAGGGGTGTGCGTTCCATAAGAGAGGCGAACCTTGCAAAAGCCCTAGAGGGTGGTTGTGCGTAGAGGTAATAGAAGGAGAACCGAATGACTTAATTTTTAAAATAGTAGAATAATGGAAAAAGAAAAATTCACATCAGAGTATCACGTAGGGGATACGGTGGCATTGGACAATGAAAGATTTACCTACGTGGGTACACAGTATGGCGAACTTAACAGGTGTACCGTACATCTATATGAACCCGTTAACGGAAAATCTAAAGAGTATCTGCAAACTAGCGCGGATAATTTTATAGAGTTTTTGTTCAAGGTTCCGGTAAAGGTTAGCAGCGTTAACAATCCGGAAGCGCCGGAGCGTAAACGGTCGTTCACTTCTAAAATGTTCGGCTGGTTCCTAGAGTCCAACCGCTGGAAAGATTTCCTTTATGCTATCCCGGCGGGCGCTATAAACTTTTGGTTGGCTATCGGACTGGCGTTAGGTATGGAATTCAAGGATGCGCAGCACGGCGGTAAATTTGATTGGGTGGACGCTACGTGCACGGTGGTGGGAGGTTTTGCCGGGGCGGTATTGTCCGGTTGGCTATTGGGCGATTACGTGCTACACTACATTATTAAATTAATATTCTAAATCATAAAGTTATGGCAGACATGGAACATTTATTCAGAGAGCAGGAAATGCAGGAGCAGGCCGAGGCAACCGGACGCCCCACGGCGAACGATATTTTCAAGGCCGCATTGTACCGCGCGGAAAAGGCGCAATATAATATGCGCATGAAGATAGGTAAGGCGGAAGCCGAGGAAGTGGTAATATACGCCGAGAGCGTGCCGAGAAGCCTAAAGAGGGCTACGGACTTCACGTTTTACCGGAAAAACAATCCGCAAGTACAACTAACATTGACGCGCACCGAGATGTATGAGTTACTTGGAAAGATACGGGAGGCGCTGAAATTATGATTAAGAAGTTTTGCAAATGGATGAGTAGCCCGGAAGGTTTGCCCGGGCTTGTCGAGAGAATGTTAACAGCTATTTTAATAACGGTGGTTTGGGCGTTCCTGTTGGCGCTGATAGCCGCATTAACAATGTGTAGAGATTATAATGGGACAGAAACTAATGGAGTGCAGAAAGAAACCGCTAGAGTTCGTAATACAAGACCTAGCCACAATACTGAATGTAAATGAGTTCTTTCTATTCAAGTTCTGCAAGGAGAACGGGATATATTACAGGAAGGCTAAAAACGTCCCCTATCACCTAGTGAAGGCAATGGAGATTTGCGAGGTGATTCCAAAATTAAGAAGGGAGATAGCTACGGTACGAGACGACCGGAACACGAGAACGGAGCCAAACCGGATACCAACTATTGAGACCCTATTTATCAAGGACAACAAAAAGACCAAGCTAGACAAGTTCAATACGGAGGATGTCCCTAGGATATGGTGCCCGGGAACGGGGACGGTTAATTACCGAGGCAGGGTAGAATCAAATGTAATATACCGCCTTAACTATTATAAGGACGGAACCGTATCACTAGACATGTGGAAATGGTCGTTCCATAAGTGGGAAAGGGTGGAACCGTGCAGGGCATTAAGAAATTGTAAGGAAATTTTACGTGAATGGGCAGACAAATATAGCTTTATAGCGAGGGATAAAGAGGGTAAAGTAGTAGAATAACTGAAAAAACTTTCTTCTCAAATTTCTATGTTATTACATATTTAGTGATGACACGAAGATTTTGAGAAGAAAGTTTTTTCTCATTTTATTAACGTTTTATGTTAATTGATACTAAATCGTTGTAAACAATATTTTTTGAGAGGCAATTTGAAAATAACGTATTTCGGGCAAAAAGAGTGTTTTAAAGGATATTGAGAGAAAAGTTTTTTGAGAGAAAATATACAATCAGCCGTTTTACGCATTTCTTCTCAAAAAAGTGTACTAAAAGATTTTACAATTCTGTTTTATCTGTGACACTTACCAATGACGCGTAAAGCGTTGATTATCAGACTACAAAGTTTTTGCCGTAATAGATAAAGATTTTTCATCAGTGACACGTAACTGACTGATATTTATATAGTTATATATAGTGTAATAGATGTAATAGATGATTTGTATAGAGATAAAAATGAATGATTTTAGATTAGTGATTTGATATATATTAACTGATGTTAATTAATATAAAATCAAAGGTGTTATTTTCGTATTTTTACCTTCCAGGGAAATATCAATTACATCTGTGACACTGGCTGTAACTCGCTGTGTCACTGCACGTTACGTGTCATTCTTTATCTGTGACACATCTATGACATCTATTACACCCCCGTGTTTCGAGGCGTTAAGTTGCTGTAAAACAGATAGTTACGGTACGTAAACCACGATTATAGGCATTTAGCGAATATTTGAGGTAGGAATGTAGTATATTTGCTGTCAATAATTAAGAATCAATTTATGTATGAGTAAAACAGATAAGAACAAGGATACGGGGAGGCCCGTGCCTGAGGTGGCAATAGGAAAGGACGGGGTGCCGATTAATGTCG